CCGGAAGATGCGCCGGCGGATGCCGCAGACGATTACGACTACTTGCGCAGTCTGTTGCCCGTTGGCAGTCCAGAGAACGCGTTACCCGTAACGGGGGACGTTGAGCTGGCCATGCTCATGCTGGTTGCGCACTGGCACCGTAACCGCGAGCCGGTCACCGAGGCCACGTCCAGCGGGTCGCAAAAGCTGCCGCTGGCAGTGGATGCCCTATTGCATCCCTACCGCTGGTTCACGCTATGAGAGAGCCAGAAGTGGGGGAGCTGAGTCACCGCATGCAGGTGCGCACGCGCACGGATACCCCGTTGGGGGCCGGCCTTGAGCCGGATTACACGCCGGTGTGCAAGCGCTGGGTGAAGGTCGAACCGCTGGGAACTGCGACCTACACCAATGCTCAGCAGACCGGCAGCAAGGTCACCCACCGGCTGTATTGCCGATTCATCAAGGGGCTGGACGCGGCGTATGAGTTTGTCGAGGCCGGCCGAGTGTTTCGTGTCCATCGTCCTACGGCCATGCGCGGCCGCAACATCTGGTCCGTGATTGAGGTTGAGGAACTGGGGCAGGAAGTCGCCCCGGGTGCCGGCCTCTATCCGCCTGAGTCCACTGGAGGTGGTTATGAGTACTAGCTTGACCGTGCAACCCTACCTGCACGTTGACGGCTTTGACGACCTGCCGAAAGATTTTTTCGATAAGCGCAAGGTCCGGGCCGGCATGCGCAAGGCGGGCCGGCTGGTCGCCCAGCGCGCTCAGTTGGCCTTAGCCTTGGCCAAAGGTCGGGATAACTACCCGGTGAGTCGTACCGGTACCACCGTGGATTCCATCCAGGTGAAGTTGTCCCGCTCGGGTTTTCTGGTGCGTGTAGCGCCGCAGAAGACCAGCGGCATGAAAGAGTTTTACCCCGCGTTCCTGCACTACGGCGTCAAGCGTGGCGCTCGGGTACGCGGCCTTGGTCCGGGCGTGAAGCGCCGTAAGCGTGGCAAGCGCGCCCAGTTGATCGCTGCCCGGCTGTCTGGTGAATGGCGAATTAATCCCCGCGCGAACTACATGGCCGAAGCTTTGGAAGATACCCGCGAGGATGTGCAGCGCATCCTTAAGGTGGCCTTTGCCCGTGCATTGGGAGGTTGAGTCGTGCGATTGACTCCGTTGATTGAGCACCTGAAACGCTTTTGCCCGTCATTCAGTGGCCGTATTGCCGGTGGCATCGAGCTGGAGGCTGTGTTGAATACAGCCAAGCTGGACACCCCGGCGGCCTATGTCATTTACACGGGCGATGAGGCTGGCGAGAGCCAGGCGCAGAACAGGGTGGTACAGGCAGTTTCTGATGGCTTTGACGTGGTTGTGGTGATGCAGACCCGTGATGAGCGTGGCCAGCAGGCGGTTGACTTGGCGCATGCGCTACGCGCTGAGCTGTTGCGGGCGTTGGTCGGGTTGGAGTCGGCTGAGCATGAGCCTATTACCTACGCGGGCGGCAGTCTTATGTCACTGGACCGAGCGCAGGTGTCGTATCGCTTCGGCTTCGAAGCTCCAAGCCAGATCGGCCGCACGCGGCCCGGCGATCCGCCGGAGACATGGCAGGAAGTCAAACTGGACGGCCTGCCGGCGCTGCAAGGCATCGACTTCGCCTACGACAGCCTTGACCCCAAAGACCCTAACCACACTGCGCCCGGCCCTGATGGTCGGCCCGAGGCGCGCTTTTCCACCGAATTTCCTCAAGGGTGAACCCCATGACTCAAATCACCGTGTACCCGGTAGAAGGGCGCGTTGCGCCTGATCCGGCCATGGGCGATACGGTGCCGGCCGAAGGGCGCCCCGTGACGCTCGATATCTACTGGCAGCGCCGCCTGAACGACGGCGACGTGACCCAAGAGAAACCCACCAAGGCGAAGGCCAAGGCCGCCACCGGGAGCGCTGAATAATGTCCGTCAGTTTCAATAGCATTCCCAGCGACCTCAAGGTGCCGCTGTTTTACGCCGAGGTAGACAACAGCCAGGCCAACACCGCGACCAGTGCCATGCCGCGCCTGATCGTCGGTCAGGTCAACGATGATGCCGTGGCCCCGGAAATCGGCAAGCTGACGCTGGTCCCCAGCCTGAGCCTGGCCAAAGGCATCGGCGGCGTCGGCTCGATGCTGGCCGAGATGTACGAGACCTGGCGCGGGATTGATGCCGCCGGGGAGGTGTGGTGCCTGCCGGTCAAGGCCACAGGCACCAAGGCGACCGGCAAGGTGGCCTTTGTCGGTACCGCCACGGCCGGCGGCCAGATCAACCTGTATGTGGCCGGCCGGCGCGTGCGGGCCACCATCAGCAGTGGCGCCACGGCGGCGGCCGCCGCGACAGCGCTGGCGGCGGCGGTCAATGCGGCCGGGCTGTCGGTGTCGGCCGTGGCGACGACCGGTGACGTAACCCTGTCCTGCCGCTGGTCAGGCCTGAGCGGCAACGACATTCAGCTGCAGTTGAACCGCCAAGGCCGGGTCAACGGTGAATTCACGCCGGACGGCCTGACCGTGACTGTAACGGCCATGGCCGGTGGTGTGGGTACACCTGATTTGGCCGCCGCTATCGCCGTGCTGGGTGACGAGCCGTTTGAATTCCTGTGCGGGCCGTGGGCCGATGCCACCTCGCTGGATGCCTGGAAAGCCCTGATGAACGACAGCACCGGCCGCTGGAGCTGGTCGCGGCAGCTGTATGGCCATGTTTACACGGCTTCGCGCGGCACGCTGGGCGAACTGGTGGCCTTGGGCGACACCCGCAATGACGCGCACGTCACCGTGTACGGCTTTGAGAAGCCCAGCCCGGACCCGGTGTGGCGGCAGGCGGCGGCCTACACGGCGCGGCAGGCGGTGTTTATCTCGGCGGATCCGGCGCGCCCGACGCAAACCGGCGAGCTGAACAGCATCACCCCGGCGCCCGCCGGCGAGCGCTTCATGCTGCTGGAGCGGCAATCGCTGCTGAGTCACGGCATTGCCACGGCGTACTGTTCCAGCGGCACACAGCGCATTGAGCGCGCGGTAACCACCTACCAGAAGAACGACTTCGGGCAGGCGGACAATTCGTATCTGGACAGCGAGACGCTTCACCAGTCGGCCTACATCATCCGTTTCCTCAAGGGGCGCATTACCAGCAAGTACGGTCGGCACAAGCTGGCCAACGACGGTACGCGCTTCGGCGCCGGGCAAGCCATCGTCACCCCGGCGGTGATCCGCGCTGAGCTGATCGCCGGGTACTACATCCTTGAGCAGATGGGCATTGTGGAAAACGCGGATGCCTTCGCCCAGTACCTTGTGGTGGAGCGCTCATTGACCGATCCGACCCGGGTCAACGTGCTGTATCCGCCGGATCTGGTGAACCAGCTGCGGGTGTTCGCCCTGCAGTACCAGTTCCGCCTGCAGTACCAGGTGTAAGCACAACCATTCACCGAAGCCCGCCACTGCGCGGGCTTTTTTGTAGGAGCTGCCCATGGGCAAGAAAGTCGCGGGAACCTGCTACGTCAAATCTGACGGTAACCAGTTCACCGTAACCGGCGGGGTTGAAGCCCCGCTCAGTGACAGAAAGCGCGAGTCGGTCGCGCCTGGCTACTTCAAGGAAGAAGACCTGGTGCCGTACACCACCGCCACGGTGGTCGACGACCCTGACCTGCCGATCGCGCAACTGATGGCGGCCACCGATGCGACGGTGACCACCGAGTTTGCCAACGGCCGCGTGTACGTTCTTTCCGGCGCTTACGTCGTGGAAGAGCCGGCCGCCAAGGGCGAAGACGGCACTATTGATATCCGCTGGGAAGGCACCAAGGGGGTGTGGCAATGAAAGAAGAAGTGATCTTGTCGGTGCCGATTCAGGCACACGGTGAAGAAGTAAGTGTGCTGCACCTGCGCCGCCCGACCGTTCAGGAGGTGCGTGCGATCAAGGCGCTGCCGTACAAAATTGATAAAGACGAAGCGGTCACCCTGGACATGGACGTCGCGGCCAAATACATCGCCCTGTGCGGTCATATCCCGCCTTCGTCGGTCAACCAGCTGGACCTTGCCGACCTGAACGACGCTTCCTGGAAGGTGGCCGGTTTTTTCATGACGCCGGCATCAGCGAGTACGAAGACCTCATCGCCGTCGTCTACGACCTCGCCTGGTTCTGGAAGTCAGACCCCGAACACCTAATGGCCCGAACGCTGGACGTGATTCTGGAGGCCGGCATGCACAGTCAACGTATCGCGGAAACGCTGAGGGGGGAGGATGGCTGACAAGTTTCAGTTGAAGGCGCTGATTACCGGCGTCGACAAGCTGTCACCGACTCTGGCGGGGGTGCGCAAGAACATTGCCGCGTTCCGCAAGAACCTGGACAGCACCGGCCTCGGCAAGATTGGCTGGAGCGATATCGTCACCGGCGGGGCCATGGCGGCCCCATTCATTGCCGGCGCGCGGGCAGCCATCGACTTTGAGTCGCAGATGGCCGATGTGCGCAAGGTGGTGAACTTCGACACGCCCAACCAGTTCAAGGAGATGGGCGATGACATTGGCCGAATGTCAGAGCGATTGCCCATGGCGGCGACGGACATTGCCAAGATCGTCGCGGCCGGTGGCCAATCGGGCATCGCCCGCAAGGAATTGCTGGGCTTTGCCGAAGATGCGGTGAAGATGGGCATTGCCTTCGACCAGACCGCCGATGAATCCGGCGACATGATGGCCAAGTGGCGTACCGCGTTTCGCATGAACCAGGCCGAGGTGGTCGGCCTGGCGGACCGTATCAACTACCTCGGCAACACCGGCCCGGCCAACACCAAGCAGATTTCCGGCATCGTCACTGAGGTGGGGGCGCTGGGTGAAGTTGCCGGCCTGTCGTCCGCACAGGTCGCGGCGATTGGCGCGACCATGGCCGGGGTGGGCGTCAAGCAGGACGTGGCGGCCACCGGCATCAAGAACTTCATGTTGGCGATGACCAAGGGCACGGCCGCGACCAAGGCGCAGGCAGACGCCTACAAGTCGTTGCGGCTGGATGCCAAGACCGTGGCCGAGAACATGCAAAAGGATGCGCAGGGCACCACCCTGGACCTGCTCAAGCGCATTGGTCAGGTGGATGCGGCGAAGCGCCCAGCGCTGCTGGCAGAGATGTTCGGTACCGAGTCCATTGGGGCCATCACCCCGCTGCTGACCAACCTGGAGCTGTTGCGGGGCAACCTGGAAAAGGTCAGTGATGCACAGAAGTTTGCCGGCTCCATGGAGCAGGAATATGCGTCGCGGGCGGCGACCACGGCGAACAACCTGCAACTGCTGCGCAACAGCGTGATGGGTGTGGCCCGCGAAGTCGGTAACGCGTTGCTGCCGGGCATTAACGCGGTAGTCGAGCAACTGCGCCCGTGGATCTCGCAGGCGGCGCAGCTGGTGCGCGACAACCCGCAGCTGGTGCGCGGCATCGTCATTGCCGGCGCGGCCTTTACGGCGCTACGGGCGGCGGTGTTTGCCGCCACCGTAGCGACTCGGCTGCTCGGGGTGGCCTTCGCAGCCACTCCGGTCGGCCTTATCGCGGTGGGTATCGCAGCAGCGGCCGGCCTGATCGTGGCCAACTGGGAGAAGGTCGGGCCGTTTTTCTCGGCGCTGTGGGAGTTGATCACGGCCTATAGCACGCCTTTCATGGACTTCATGAAGGGTCTGTTTGCCTGGAGCCCGCTGGGTCAGATTGTTCAGAACTGGGAGCCCGTTGCCAAATGGTTCAAGGACTTGTGGGAGCGGGTCAGCCCATACCTGCAACCAATCCTCAAGCTGTTCGGCGGCGATGAAGGCGAGGGGCTGACCGCCCGCGTACAGCGGTTGGCGTCGGAACAACGTCAGCGTAATGCCGGCGCGGGTGGCGGTACCGGCGATATGGTGATGGCCGGTGCAGGAACAGTCGCGCGTAATCGTCTGGCCGCCAATGAACGACAGTTCGGTATTAATCCGGGCGCCCTGCTGCAGGCGCCGGGCCGTATGCCTGAACCGGGTTCGCTGCTGCGGCAGTCTCCGGCGGCGGGCAAGGCCCAGCTGGAGGGTGAGCTACTGGTGCGCTTCGAAGGCGCGCCGTCAGGTATGCGGGTCGAGCGGGCAGCCAGCAGCCAGTCCGGCGTGACCGTAACGGCACAGAACGTTGGCCGGCGGACCATGGGGGGTACCAATGAGTGAGTGGCGCGATATGCGCCGCGAGGCATCGTTTCGCGGCGTGCCCTTTTGGGTAGACAGTGACAGTGTGCCGGTCGGCCGGCGTACCCAGCTGCATGAGTACCCGAAGCGGGACCAGCCCATGGTTGAGGACATGGGCCGGCAAACCCGGGAGTACAAGTTTGAAGGGTTTGTCGTCGGTAGCGATTTCATTGATCAGCGTGACCTGCTGTTGAAAGCGCTGGACAAGCCGGGGCCGGGGGAGTTGGTTCACCCTTGGTTCGGGCGGCTGACCGTGACGGCGGGCAAGTGTGAAATCTCGCACGCCCGTAATGAGCTGGGCATGGTGCGGTTCAACCTGTCGTTCATTGACGGCATGTTGACCTTCCCGGTGCAGCGGGTGAATACCCGTCGTCAGCTGGTGGCGCATGTGCCGTCATTGCTGGAGCGGATCAAGGCGCGCTTCAACGCCGTGATGGAAAAGGTCAACTGGGCGCGGCAGCAAGTCAACAAGGTGCGCCGGGCCATTGCCAGTGCCTATGCCTTCGCTATCAACTTCCTCAAGCCGTTGACCACGCTGGCGGCCGATCTGGGGGCGTTCGTGCAGTCGGTGATCAATGCGCCGGGCGCATTGGCGGCCAGCCTGCTGAGCGATTTGGCGAGCGTTGAACGCTGGTTCAGCGGGTACGGTTCCAGTGGTTCGCTGCATACTTCCAAGCGCAAGGCGCAAGCCATCGTGGCGTTGTCCACTGAGCGCCCGGCGACGGACGATCCCGACATTGCCCTGATCCAGGCGGCCGTCATTGGCCTGGTGCAGGACGCAGCCTTGGTCGACCTGCTGTTGGACATGGCCGAAGTGCCGGTGGCCAGCGTGCAGACCGTCGACGAGCCTGCAGCCTTGAGTGTTCAGCTTGAGCAGCAGGGGGCGACGGTCGCCGCCGGAAGCGAAATGGAAACGGGTGTGCCGGTCGCTGATGACATTCTGGCGGCGCGGGATGCGATCAGCGAGGCGATGTGGGTGGTGGCGGGGGAAAGCACGCCGGAATACTTCGGCGCGCTCAGCGATGCCCGTTTGGCCTTGGATCGGCATCTAACCGATGTGGCGCGCAGCGGCGTGTGGCTTCGGCCGTATCGCCCCCGCGTCACGGTGTCTTCCCTGGTGTTGGCCCACCAGCTGTATGGCGATGCCTTGCGCGGCGCTGAAATCGTTTCGCGCAATGCGATTCGTCACCCGGGCTTCGTGCCTGCCGTAGAACTGCAAGTCGCCAAGAGTTAAGCCATGGAGCCAGATAACACCGTCACCCTGAGCGCTGGCGGGCACGATTACGCCGGCTGGAAAGACGTAAGCATCAGTGCCGGTCTGGAGCGGCAAGCGCGTGATTTCACGGTTTCGATCACCTGGCAGTGGCCCGGCGGCGGTGATTCTCCGGTACGCATTCGTCAGGGGGAGGAAGTCGAGGTGCGCATTGGCACTGAGCTGCTGCTGACCGGGTATGTGTTCAGCACGCCGATTCGGTATGACGCCACGTCCATCACCCTGAGCATTTCCGGGCGCTCGAAAACCGCTGACCTGGTGGACTGCGCGGCCATCAACTCGCCCGGCCAGTGGCGCGGGCAGAGCGTGCAGAAGATCGTCGAAGCCTTGGCCGGTGAATACGGTATCAAGGTGGTTAACGAGGCGGCTGTAACGCTCGGGCTGGACGATCACACCATCGAGCCCGGCGAAACCGCGTTCGAGAGTATCGACCGCCTGCTGACGCTTTCCCGGCTGTTCAGTACCGATGACGGCCGTGGTCGCTTGGTGATTGCCACCCCAGGCACGGCCGGGCGCGCGGTCGATGCGCTGGAGCTGGGCAAGAACATTCTGACCGGTGATACGGCGCTGGATTTCTCCAACGTGTTTTCCGAGTACATCAGCCGAGGGCAGCGCAGCGGTACTGACGTTTCGTTTGGTGCGGCGGCCTCCGAGGTGGAGGCGCGCATAGACGATGACCGGGTGGCCCGCCGCCGCGTGAAGGTGATCAGCCAGTCAGGACAGCTCACCGAGAAAATGGCCCGCGACCGTGTGCAGTGGGAGCGGGCCAACGCGTTGAGCAAAGCCATGACCCTGAACTACACGGTGCAAGGGTGGCGGCAGAGCAGTGGCGAGCTGTGGCGGCACAACATGATCGTGCGGGTGATTGACCCGCTGATCGGGCTGGACCGCGACATGCTGATCAGTGAAATCACCTACGAGCTGGGCGAGCCAGGCACCTTGACCCGGATGACGGTTGCCCCGCCTGACGGCTTCCTGCCTGAGCCGAACGATGCCTACGAGAGCCGCAAGCTCAAGAAGGGCAAGAAAACCGACAACTTCGAATACCTCATTCCAGCGGACTACAAGCCATGAGAAGCCCCATAGCAGGCGTGCTTGCACGCGGCGTGGTCGTCCTGGCCAACTCGGCGCGCAAGCTGCAAAGCCTGCAGCTGCGCATCACTGCCGGAGAAGTCAAAGATGACATCGAGCACTTGGAGCCCTACGGCTTCACATCCTGCCCTTTGCCTGGTGCGGAAGCGCTGGCCGGGTTCCTTGGTGACCGCAGCCACGGCGTGGTGATCATGGTTGCCGATCGGCGCTTTCGTCTGCAGGGGCTTAAGCCCGGCGAGGTGGGTTTGTACACCGATGAGGGCGACTACTTGGTGTTCAAGCGCGGCCGGGTGATCGAGGTGGAGACGGTCACGCTCAAGGTGAAAGCCGAAGCGGCGGTGGAGTTCGACACGCCGCTGATTCGCACCACCGGCCGCATCGAGTCGACCGGTGACCAGGTGGCCGGCGGCATCAGCCAGATCGGACATGTACACGATGGTGTGCTCAATGGTGAGGGCAGCACCAACAAGCCGGTAGGGGGTGGGGCATGAGCCGCGAAGCGCTGTTGCGACGAGCGGTGACCATCAGTCTGTTCACTTGGCGCCGCGCCGGTACCGACGATCCGCTAGACGATGCCGACCGCAAGGGCTGGTGGGGTGACAGCGTGCCTACGGCGCCGGGGGATCAGATCGGCTCGCGGCTGTGGCTGCTACAGCGGCGAACGATCACCCCGGACACCCTACGCGATGCGCAGGAGTACGCCGAAGAGGCGCTGCGCTGGATGACCGAAGACGAGATTGTCACGGCCGTTACGGTCACGGTCGAGCGGCAAGAAATTAACCGGGTCAACCTGCAGGTGCGGCTTACCGAGTCGAACGGCGAAACCCTGCAGCTGGCCTTTGAAGACACATGGAGCTTGATCAATGCCGTATGAAATCCCGACGCTGCAGGCGCTGATCACCCGCACCGAGGCCGATTTTGAGCGCAACGCCCCGGACGCCTTGCGCCGTTCGGATGCCAAGGTGGGTGCCCGCGCGCTCAGTGGCGCGGCCTATCAGTTGTTTGGCTACCAGAGCTGGGTGGCCAAGCAGGCGCACCCGGCCACCTGTGATGAAGAGCAGGTGCTGCGCTGGGCGGACTGGCGCCTGGAAGATGGGCGCAAGCCTGCCGTAGCGGCAGCCGGCCTTGCCACGGTCACCGGATCTACGGGTTTTCCGGTGGATGCCGGGACGATGTACCAGGCCAGTGATGGTCGGCGTTATGTGGTGAAGGTGGACGCCACGTTGGTCGACGGCGCTGCCCAGCTGCAGTTGGCCGCTGAGGACGTAGGGCCGGGGGGCAACATCGAATCCGGCCAGTTGACCGCCGTAACGCCGGTGCTGGGCGTGAACGCAACGGCGGTCATTGGCGCCGATGGCATCGTGGGCGGCACCGATCAGGAGGATATCGAGGCCTTGCGCGCCCGGGTCCGCGCCGCCTTCAAGAACCCCAGCAAGGTCGGCAACGCCGAAGACTTCGTGGAATGGGCGCTGGAGGTTCCTGGCGTCACGCGGGCTTGGGCGCTGCCGCGCTGGATGGGGCCGGGCACCTTCGGCCTGACCTTCGTCTGCGATGCCGATGCCGATATCTTCCCCAATGAGGCGAAGGTGGCCGAGGTGCAAGCCTACCTGGAGCGGAAGCGGCCGATCACCAGTGAAGTCTATGTGTTCGCAGCGCAACGCCATGACATTGACCTGCACATCATGCTGACCCCGGACACCGCTGCGGTTCGCCAGGCCGTTACCAAGGCCCTGACCGACTTGATTGGCGATGAAGGGGGCGCGGGTTCGCTGATTCCTGTGAGTCATATCCGCGCAGTCATCAGCAATGCCCCGGGTGAGACAGATCACAAGCTGGCCGCGCCGACCGAGGATGTGCCGGTGGGGAACAACCAAGTGGCGGTGCTGGGGGTTATCACATGGCTATGACCGAAGACGACTACCGCGAAGGGCTGAGGGAGCTGCTGCCCCGGGGACCGGCCTTTGACCCGGAGCTGCAGCCGGATGTGGCGCAGTTGTTGTCCAGCCTGGCCCCCGAGCTGGCCCGTGTGGACCAAGCGCTGGATGCGCTGCAGCTGGAGGTTAACCCTGCCACGGTCAATGCCCTGTTGACCGACTGGGAAGACTACTTGGGCTTGCCGGATGCCTGCACGGTGCCCGGTTCGCAGACTTTGGAGCAGCGCCGGCAAGCGGTGTTGGACAAGCTGACCGCCTCGGGGGCGCCGCAGCTTGCCTACTACCGGCGCCGAGCGGCGCAGGTCGGCGTTACGGTAACGATTGAAGAGTTTCGGCCGGCGCGGGTTGGCCCAACCGAAACAGGCGATTTTCTCTACGGTGATGCTTGGCCTTGGGCATGGGTGGTCTCGGCGCCGTTGGACGCCCACGGCACGGCTGAGGCAGCCGCGATGGAATGTCGGCTGCGTCTGGAGGCGCCGGAATACACCGACGTGGAAGTGGGTTACGGCCGCGCTGAGATAGACCGCATGAGCGCCTATGTCGACCAATTCTTTAACGCAATTCACTACGTGACGCCGGCCGCTGTGGCGGGCATCGGGGACTAGATATGGAGCGTATTTCAGGCTGGACCGATTTGGTGGCCGCGCTTGACCGATTTCGCTATGGCAGCGTGGCCGGCGGAGTGGCGCCTACCCCGCTCAAGGCCGAGTGGCTGAACATGGTCCAGGAAGAGCTGGCCAACTTTATTCTGGCGTACCTGCCTAGCCTGGATAAAGACGACGATACCCAGCTGTTGCAGGCCATCCGGGCCTTTGGCGCGGCCTACGCGGTGAAGGCAACCACTTTGGCCGGTTATGGCATCGGCGACGCCTACACCAAGCCGGAAACCGATTCGCGTCTGGCGCTTAAGGCCAACAATGCTATCACCCTCGGCGGCTACGGCATTGGCGATGCGTACACCAAGACGGCGACAGATTCCCTGTTAAATGCCCTGCAGGTCGCCCTGCAAGCCGGCATCGACAATCTGGCCGCCACCAAGCAGGACAAGAACACCGCGTTGATGGCGGCCACCGGCTGGCGGCTGGACAAGGCCACCGGCTTTCTTGAGCAGTGGGGCAGTGGCGGGGTGGCACCGGACACCACCAGTGCGGCCATTGACTTTCCCACGCCCTTTGCCGAGGTCTACAGCTGTTTTGGCAACAAGATTTCACCAAATGCGGAAGACGGCGATGGCAACAGTGCTGGGGCTTTCTCAATCAGCCCCACGCAATACAAGTTGTTCAACGACACCAACAACTTTGGCGTAACAGTTCAATGGCGAGCGATAGGTAAGGCCCCCGGCTACTAAAGCGCGCAACCACTTGCAATCCCAAAACCCGCTCCGGCGGGTTTTTTAATGGCTGGAGAAAAACCTTGTCTGACACGTCAGTCGAATCCTTGATGGCCTATGCGGGCATCTTTTCTGAGATGGCGGCCAAAGTGACCGCCTTGGCGCAAAAGCAACACGCCTACATCAACGGCGGTGAGCAAGACGACTTGCTCACTGAGGGCGGGACTGTTCCGACGCTGGCCAAGCAGGCCCGAATCACCAGTGAACTGATCGCCTCGGCCTTGCAGGATGTCGCTTCGCAGATGGCCGGGGCGATGACCTACGTCAGCCCCGAGGTGGGCGTGACCAAGGTTGCGGAGGGTGGCTATTTCAGCGTCAAATCCACCACCCAGTACAACTACTTGGACCTGTATCGTCGCCTAAACGGCGCGGCGGTCTGGGTCGACGATTACCCAAATGGCCGGGCTAACCGGCTTGCCATGGAAAAGGCTGACGGTGCCTTGAGCCTGACGGTGCCGGCGTCATATCAAGACCAAATGCCGTGGGTGATCGGCGACAAGTTCCGCAATGCGATTCTCGGGATCAAGGCCAACGGCTACGTGCATGCGCTGTTGGACACCTTGCCGGGCAGCGCCTGCATGGGCGAGTACGCCTGGGCCATCTGTGATGCCAACAAGGTCGTGCTGCTGGGGGTGAAGTGGACCGGCGAGGTGGTGGCCTTTGGGCTGAACAATTCGCAGGTCACCGCCTATGCGTCTGGGCCGGTCGGCGGGCAGGATATCTTTGTCCTGGTGGGGGATGCGCCGCACCAGATCACCTCGTCGGGCTGCAACTTTTCCCCGGTGGTGCGGGATGGCAAGGTGTCATTCATTCAGCAGAACGGCGCGGTGGTCACGCTGCAGGTGGACTTACCGATCACCGGGATGGTCGCCCCTTTTGTACGTAAGTTCGCCCACCTGTTGTCCTTTGGCCAATCGCTCAGCACAGGTTCGGGCTCTGCCGCTGTCACCCTGCAGGCGCCTGTGGCCAACCGGTTGTATACCCTAAACGCTGGGGTGTTTCTGACCAACCAAGACGACACGTTGACCCCGGCCATGGTGGCCCCATTCAAACCTATGGTGGCCGCCCGCACCGAAACATCCTGTGTGCAGCTGGCCGCGCAGTTGAACCGCATCCGTGCGATTCCCGCGGATACGGCGCTGGTGGTCAGTGCGCACGGCCGTGGGGGCTATACCATCCAGCAGTTGTCCAAGGGCTCGCTGTACTACAGCAACATGATGACGGCGATCACTCACGCCAAGGCCGAATGCGACCGGCTGGGCTATGAATACAGCGTACCGTTCCTGCACTTCCGCCAAGGCGAGGCGGATCGCCTCGCGGCGCCGGGTTATTACACGGGCATGCTCCTGCAGCTGCAGGCGGACTTTGAAGCCGATGTGAATGCGATCACCGGTCGGGCCGACCGCATCCCGCTGCTGCTCGAGCAATTGAGCAATGTCACGTCGTATGCCGGCGTCACATCATCCAACGTGGTGTTTGAGCAGTACCAGGTGTCCGTGGATTACCCGGATCGATTCGTGCTGTGTGGCCCAGGGTATGCCATCGAGCACAGCGCCGATGGCACTCACATGAAAGGCCCCGAGTACCAGCGCCTAGGGGTGAACAACGCCCGCGCGGCTGAAGGAGTACTCAAGAAAACCGGATTCATTCCAACCAGCGCGCTGTATGCCAAGCGTACGGGGGCCAAGGTCGTCATTGACTTCCATGTGCCATATCCGCCTTTGGTGCTCGACCGCTTCAACGTCACTGATCCGGGCAATCTCGGGTTCCGCTGGGTGGACTCCACCAACAGTGCCCAGGTTACCGGAGTGCGCCTCATTGGTTCGACAACGGTGGAGCTGAGCCTGAGCAATGTCCCTAGTGGTGAGAACGCCTATGTGGGCATCGGTGACATTGGTTTCAGCGGCGCCGCTGGCGGCCCGCGCACCGGCATGCGCAGTAACTTGCGCGACAGCAGTACCGACGTGGATGGCTTTGGTGTGCCCACTTACAACTGGGCGGTTCACCAGCGTGTTTCGGTCGTCGCGGCTTAATTCTATCTTTTTGGAGAGTTCTAAATGATTGGTCAATACATTGAGCTTAGCGGTGTGCGTGCTCCTGCAGGTGCCTTGGCGCCCCGCATTGATATGACGGACACGGACTTGACGGCCCTGAGCATCCCCGGCCTGAAGCATGTTGTGGCGCCACGCACGTTTGCCGCTGTCGCCGGCGGCGGCATCACCGGAAAGTGCCGGATGACCAACCAGGCTTTGGTCACCAAGGGCTCGCAAACAGCCCTGCTGGTCAGGGTGGTGGCCAACAAGCCAGCCTTGGCCATCAGTGTGACTTCGGCTGGTCAGGTGGGACTGGCCTTGCCAGAAGGCAGCCTGACCGAGAGCTACACGATTCTGGCGATGGTCAATATCGGTGCGGCCGCACTGGCGCAGAGTTCGCCGTGCAACCTGATCTCGGGCTTTGATGCGGCGAATACCTGGGTGGCTAACCCGCTGCGCTACAACGGCGCTGGCGGTACGCCGGCTGACGGCTTTTCGGCGCGTGGTGGCGATACCCTGTCCACGTATGCGTCTGTCGCGCGGGTGCCGGGTGAGTGGAGCTTGCTGGTGATCGATTACAACAACGCCACGCGGGTCACCTCCATTGGCATCAATTCGTCCACGGCGCTGGCTAAGACCACCAAGCCGTCAGGGCGCGTCCCTGCCGCAACGGACGCCCTGGAAATCGGCTATCACCTGTCGGCTTCCAGCCTCCGTGACTGCGCGATCGGCGATGTGTTCGTGTTCGGCACCAGTGTGCTGTCCTCCGAGTTCGGCGCCGAGCAGATCGCCGGGTTGGCCGCCAAAATGAAGGCTGAATACGGCGTCGCCTGACCCCGGCCTTGCTTTACCCGTACCGCTTCGAGCGGTTTTTTTGTGCCTGATATTCGCTAGACGTGACCGTAACGAATGAGGGCTGCCGGCATTGCCCGTGGGCGAGTGATTTTTTGAACTCGGCCGTTATAGTCAGTTTCGACCAAGCGCTTCGCTTGGGCGGGGCTTCGCGTCCCTGATTGGAATATACTGTTCATATATACAGCCTTTAGCTAGGCGGATAATATTAGCTGAACGGCTAATTTATCCGCTTGCCGAGGTAGAGAGGGAAGCACCCAATGGCAGCATCACCACAACACACGACGACTAGCGCAGCAGCGAAGCGTCCGTCTATCGGGAACCCGTTGGTGTTCGACAATCCCAACGACACGGTAGCCGCGCTGCGCGCTTACCTGCTGGATATAGCGGAGAGCGAGGCGGTAGACGACGGACGGCCACGCGGCCGCTACCTGCGCATCATGGTTGCGCTGGGGGCAGTAGATAGCCTGCAGGTGGAAAAACTTCATCACAGATAGTGGAAAGCGGCCGAGCGCGTGATATGCTTTCGGCATCCGGCCAGAACGCCGGGAAAGGATTCTAGAAAAAACAAGGCTTTAGAAAAAAGAAAACCCCGGGTCGCCAAACCCAGGGTTCTCGGTGATCTGCAAAGCTAAACTCTGCGAATCGCACAAGTCAGAGTTTAGCGGTCGATCCCCTTCTAAGCAAGCCATTGCTGATGGGATAGCTGTTAGATGACTGACTGTCTGCCCGAGATTGGGCAGGTCGCGCCTATGTGGGGGCGTAGACCGTATGCTTACCCAGGCGCTAACCTGGGAACCGGCAACCGCTGCGGACATAATCCGGAGCAGTTCGCCACCGACCGCCTGGCCTTGCCCAAGGTCAAGGGCGGCCACCTGCCGTCCGTTCTCAAGAAAGCTATCAAGCGTTCCGCAGAGTTCTTTGCCGACCCTGACGTTATGTCGCGCCTGGGCTACCACAAGAACAAACTCAACAAGGACGGCAGTTATCGCCAGGTGCGCAGCGAGAACCGCGAAGCCGTGGTGCTGGTCCTGCATGCCGTGCTGTCGGCCATTGATCTGGCATCCCTGCGCGTTGGGCATTACAAGCCTGACGGCACGTTCCGCAACTACACTTGCGACGAGTTGGCGGCCCGTGTTGGGCTTACCTGCCTGGAGCGGCACCCAGAAGACCCGGCCAATCCTCGACAGGTCGCTAACTCCCGGTGGTGGCGCGCCTTGGGCTGGCTCAAGGCTGCAGCTGGCCTGAAAATCTTTGAGCAGTACGAGGAAAAGGAAGACGGTACCAAGCGCGGCCGGGCGGCCATCAAGACCATGGATGAAAGTTTCCTGATGCTGCTGTCGCAGTACCCGGTGAAGACCATGGCCAAGGCCCGCAAAGCGGCCTATGAGCGTGTGCTGAAATTCCTCGGCCGTGCGCCCAAGTACAATATCCAGACCATGCAAGAGCGGGAGCGCTTGAACAACAGCCTGGATGCCAAGCCCATTGCCTCAAGCCGTCGCAAGAACCAGGCGCCGGGCGTTCATGACGCAACGTCGCCCATGCCGCTGCACTCCATTGAAGGCGAAGTGAAGGCCTACACCAAATATGTGGAGGAATTCACCAAGCACATCATTGAAGCCGAGGGGCGCCACCCCGGCCCGCGACTTGGCCAACTCTTCATCGAATACGGCGGTCTATCGGCCGAAGAGTTCAAACTACAGCAACTCCGAATGTGACCCTCCTCCCTTCTACCTTCCCCGAACCCTCGGGCGCCTTGGCGTGGGCGCTCTTGGCGCATACCCTTCCCCACCCTTCAAACATCCCGCCACACCTCTGAAAACCCTCTGAAAAGCCCTCAAAACCCCCTCGATTTTGCAGTTATCCACAGCCCGACCGTGCAGGGAAGAACCCCCGCATATTAGGTAGTTTAAAAGTGGAATTAAGTAGTGAATGTTCTTTTCCGGTGCATCCCTAAAAGCATGGGCAAGCCCTATGGGCCTGCCCGTTAATGCCTCGGCTATGCCGAGTTCGCTTTCTAGAATCGCTGCCGTACCGGCAGCAACCATGCCTCGGCTACGCCGAGAGGCCGTTTATAAGAGCAGGCGGCGCCTGTACAGCCGCATACCTCTTGCAAGGCCCCATCCGTGAGGCTGAAGACTCATTCCTCCTGTATGGCGCCTTCCAGTCGCTGCGGGCCGATATCACCGCATTCCCACCGCTACAACAGCGCTACGGCCCTTCACTCCTTCACGCGCCGGCCTACGGCCTGGTAGGTCGCGCGTACGCGCTCCGTGTGAACAGTGAGGGGGGTGGGTCTGGCTCTTTGGTCGGCCTGCACATATACCGTTGCCAAAACGGCGTTCCTGGGCGCGCTAGTGCTGTGGGAGGGTATTCAACTCGCCTGCAGAGGCGCGACAATGGAAAAGGGGTATCGTTATAGTTGACTTGTAGTATTAAAAGGGTATCCTTTCGATATCCATTAGATATTATAAGGATGCACGGATATGGCGGTAATCCTGATAGGCAACACCAAGGGCGGGATCGGCAAAACCACCAGTGCTGTACAGGTGGCCACCGGCCGGGCCTGCCAAAGCAAGGATGTGCTGTTGGTTAACGGCGACCGTCAGTCCTCGTCGTCCAAAGCCATTGCGCGGCGTGACGCTGCTGGCGTATTGCCTGGGATTACCTGCGCAAGCTATCCAGATGGTGTGCAGCTGCGCACCCAAGTATTGCGGCAGCTGGAGAAGTACGACGACGTCATAATTGATGCGGGCGGCCGCGACAGCTCGGCCTTGCGTCATGCGATGATGATTGCCGATGTGATGCTAGTACCGATTGCGCCAGGTGATTTCGAGCTTGATGCCCTGGAAGATGAACTGGTGCCACTGATTGACGAGATTCAGGCGTCGCGTGGTGACAACCCCCTGCCGATCTATGCCTATCTGAACATGGCTGAGGCTAGCAAGCTGTCAGCCGACAACCTGGCCGCGCGGCGCGCGATTGCTTCCTTTGATCAACTGCAGCTGCTGGATATCAACATTGTCGAGCGCAAGGCGGTTGCTTCTGCGTCCGCGCGTGGACTGTCGGTGCGGGAAATGAAGCCCCGAGATCCTAAAGCGGTCAAAGAAATTGACTCGCTGCTTAATGCGCTGTTTTAATACCAATTAAGTACCCTTTTGGTATCAAAAGAATATCCATTTAATACTGGTAAAGTACCCATGGCCACACTGATCGAACGCGCAAAAAAACCGGCGAGCGCCGACCCCCAGTCGGAACTGGTGGCCGCGAAGGCTGCAGCTGCGGCGCCAGATAGCGGACAAAAGCGAAGCATGCGCGGCAAGCGTGAAATGTTCTCGGTTGGCCTTGAACCCGACTTCATGGCTGAGGTTGACGCATACCGTGAGCGTAACGGGTTGTCTCGACCTGCCCTGGTGCGGCTGGCGTTGAGACGCCTTTTAGACGCTGGCCTGTAGTTTTCAGCCCTCATTCCCAACTACCCGCCCGGTTTGCCGAGCGGGTTTTTTTTGGCTTAAATGGTGCTATTTTGGTACTGATAAGGTATCAAAAGGATATGCAAAGGGTATCCCTTTTGGTATATTGGGTTTGTCTTAGGCGCCGGTGCCAAAGTAAGGCCCACGGAGATTTGATGTGATTGACCCACTCGACCAGGAAACCTTTGAGCTGACCCTTTCGCCGCGGGCGATGACGTCGGCCGAGCGGCAGAAGAAGTTGCGCCAGTTGCGCAAGGAATCTGGCGTAAAGCCGTTACACGTCACGCCGGCCGAGCGCGAATTGTTGGGCAAGGCCTTGCGCTTGTTCGGCCGGGTCAGCTTTTCCCCTGATCGGACTAGCGGTGATGTGACGGCGCTGTTGGGCCGGGTTGTACCCGGCGGCCCGCAGGGGCAGGAGCTGGACGACTTCGCCCTGCTGGAAGTGGGTGATGCTGATCTGCAGCCCCACTGGGAGGGCTACCGCAGTGACTTTGCTCGCACTACCACCGCCCTGGGCATGCTGCGGCTGCGCAACAATCAGCATGCCGAACTCGTTCGCGCCGTGCATACCCTTCAGGGACATTTAATGGACGCCGGCCTAGAGCACCAGGCCTTGGGTGATTGGTATTGGAACAAAACCCCGCTGCGCGACTACCGAAGCGAGAGCGCCCCGGAGCACATGGAGCGTCAGTCCGCAGGGCAGTCCGTTGCCGACGAACGCGACGACCTGCGCCGCTGGTACGAAGCTGAGAAAGTGGAGAATGAGCAGCTGCGTGCTGCGCTGGCCGAGTCACGCCGCTGTTCTTATGAGCGTGAGCAGGTCCTCAAACGTGATCTGGCCGAAACCGAGGCGTGGGGCGAACACTACCGCCGTCAGCGCGACGGAAAGCAGACGGAAATCGAAAACCTGCTGGGCGTGGTGCGCGAGCTGCAGACGTTGGCCGAGGAAATGGGCGGGCGGCGGTGAAGATACACCCACGCCGGTCGCTGTTCGTCATGGCGCAGCTGAATGACTTGGGTTTGGGGCTGTTGAAAAGATAGAGACGCAAGACGATTACCCGAACCACAACCTGTAGTGGTCAGCCGAAACCTCAACCCGATAGGTGGTGGAAAAGATCTAGGTAAACGCTTGCAATGGTTACAAAAACTGATAATCTCTATGTCGTAAGTTCCAGAACCGGATGCATACCCCTTAGGGATCACCGGTTTTCAGTTAGTGAAGCGTAGCGCTTCCCGTGTCATTACACGTTCGTAACCTCCGCCTAGCAGGGGGACGTCAAGCGATGAATCAGAATCTATTCGAACTATTCACAACCGATCCAGTTGAATACAACATGAAGCACCTGAAAACTCAGTTGTTCATGTCGTTAATCACATTGATCAGGCAAAAAGGGTGGTCACAAGCTGACGCGGCCAGAGAGCTGCACGTTAGCGCGCCACGCATGAGCAACCTATTCAAGGGTTACCTGGAGAAATTCTCCATCGATACGCTATTAGAAATGCTCGTGCGCATCGGGTACAAGCTGGAAACCGACTTCGTGCCGGACCAGCTGGAGCAGCCCCTGCGCATGACACTAAAAAAGGCGATGCTGTAACAGCCATCGCCTGAAAGTCACATCATTACTTTTGCTTCTTCGCCTTTGCGTCCGCCTGGCGCAAGGTCTTCAAGCGTTCTTTCACAACGGTTGCGATTTGCCGATCGCTGCCGTTGGTCGTCTTCTCGGTCGCGTGCAGTACCACGATCTTGCCTTTCACCGTGGTGGTGTAGATCACGCGCCAAGCCGGGCTGCCATTGATGATCAGCTCGTAGACGCCGTGTCCCAGCGACTCCCCCAGGTGCTTCACATCACACGTTGGTTCGAGGTGGTTCTTCAACAGCTCGAGGCTGGTGAGGAATCGGTCGCGGTGTCGTTCGGGCACATTCCCCAACTCTTTCAAAGCACGTTGGGGGTGGAAATCAACTTCCAGCGGGGTTTTAGCGGCGGTGTCGGGTGTAGCGTTCTGCGTCTTGGCCATTAGGCACCTCATATTGGACTAGGAATTTCAGTAGGGTTTTCATTACTCATGCCTCATAGGCTGATTAATTAATTTCCCGGTGATCGTTCACCGGGCGATTAGTCAGGCACGTGAGATACGCACCTGCGTCCATTCTTACAAAAACTGATAACTGCCGCAACTTAATTCCGCTGTGCGTGTCATAAATACTTCGCGTTGAGTAAGAAATGTCCAGTTGTCAACTTGATTAGTTGATTGAAATACTCGGAGATAATTGGGCATTACTGCCGACGGTGGGCGGGTTGGCTCGCATGATGGGCGTGCACTTCTAGAGGGGGGCGCGCATGGCGGAGGGCTGCCCCTGCCAAGCGCGCAGCTGCAGGGGGGCGGTGGCCGTTAGCGTAACGACAGATGGCGCGGAAAGTGATTACACTTGGCCATCATCCATGCAAGGAGCAAGACCCGTGGCAGAGAACACCGTCAAACAGATCAAGCATGCACGCCACCAGGAAGAAGTTAACGCCTACCTGCAGGCGGGCTGGGTTTACCTCGGCATGACGCCTGGCACCACCGAAGAAGGCTCGCCGTGGCCGCTGTATACCTTGGGTTGGGTGCAAGAAGGTGAGCCGGCAAAGGTGAAGCCGACCTGGTGAATCCCGCTGCCGGGACACTGCGCCTAATTTGTGGATATGTTAAATCGAGGCCCCCAGTTCGAAAGCGCTGGGGGCCTTTTTTGTGGGCGCGTCGCCCAAAAAGCACGATTTGGGCGACCAAAACCGCTAAATTGTTTTGACCGCACCCCACCCCCTATCAAGGAAATGACCATGAGCAACCAGCCGAACGATTCCCTGTCTCCCTTTGAACACCGCGTCGCGGAGGGGCTGACCCTGCTGTCGGATGAGGTGCAGGCCATCCTAGCGGCGACGCCCGACGACTACCGCAGTGCCCTCGCGGTGGCGGTGCTGGAGGTTCATGCGGAGGAAGAAAAAAGCGATTACGGCCGTGGCCTGTATTTCGGTCGCGCCCTGGGCATTATCAACGCCGGTACCGTCTTGGACGTGATCACTTTCAAGCAAATGGAAGTGCTGATGGCGGCCCTGCGGGCGATCAAGCCGCGATGACCGGGCGTGACCGTAACGGCGTGCTCGCCGCCGTGGTACTGCCGGCCGCCTATGACGCCGCGCTGCGCCGGCGCCTGGCCGATATCGACAACGCCGACAGCGCGGTCAATTGCCTGATCGCCCAGGCCCGCGCCGAAGGCCTGGTCGAGGGTCTGGAAGCTGGCACGCAAGGCATCCCGGCCAACCATATCGAACGCCTGTACCTGCTGATCGAGGCCGCCACCACGGCGCGCCTGCAGGCGCTGGAGCGCCGGCAGTGATCGGCCAGTCCGTCGACGTCAACACCCTGCGCGTGCTGGCCAGCACCCAGCAGGTGCGCGAGGCCGTGGCCGGCCGGCACAAGGACGACCGCAGCCGCTGGGAGCTGAGCATACGGGTCGGCGGGCCGTCGTCGCGGCTGATCCCGGTGCGCTCCAAGCGTGACGCGGTGAAGACCTGGGCCAGCCTGGATACCCTGGCGAAGTTTGCCGAAGAGGCCGGGCTAGACGGCCTGCGCGTCGAGCTGCAGTGACGCCCGAGCGACAGTATCCCGATTAGAGATGAATAGGAGGGACGATTTTTTCGGGTACCGGTAAAATGTGCCTGGTCAACCTGCTGGAGGCCGTCAAGCGGCTTGACGGCATTGTTTGCCCTGCTGCCGGTCGGCAGCCAGGACGCACAGCGCGATAGGCTATCGATGTGCCGGCCGGTCGCTGTAAAGCTGATTGACGACAGGCGTGGTTGCCAACCGGCTGAGCAGCCCTTGATCTGGCAAAAACGCGTGGTAGCTTTGTCTGCAGAGGGTGAAGCGGGTGGCGAATGTTTAGATTGGCTTGGCCGGCCGGATAGAATGGGCACAAGCAGCGCCGAATCGCAGCCATAAAAAAAGCCGCTTGGAGGGCGGCTTTTGGTGGCGAATGAATTGGAGGTTCGTTCGCCGGCGTACTGAAGTACTCAACGGATCCGAATATAACGGCCGTTAATTGGATGCGCAATGGGCGTGGCCGGCCAGTGAAGCGAACGCTGATGACACCCGTCACGGGTTAAGGTGGCTTAATCGCGTTTCACGACGTTTCACTTTGGATCGTTTGATTTCTCCGCAGATCAGCGCAGAATTAACAAATTGACGCATATGCGAGCAGTATCAAGCAGTTAGGCGCACAATGCGCGCAGATTCGATGAGTCGAATACCTGTTGAGTGCGGACAATGTATGTATGTGGTGTGTGTGTCGGGACCCGGTACACGCATTGTGTACGGAGAACTACCGTTCGTCGGAAACGTATAGGCATCTTCGAAGAAAGCAACAACCAAGCTATAGGTCATATAGCCGATCAGTGGTAAAAAGATGGCACGCGAAAGCTCGCTATCGCTGGCCCCTCAACCACGGGTGGAACCGTGCCGGGAATGGGCTCACAACGAACACCTGGCGTACTGAAGTACTCAACACCCTTCAGTCACTGGTCGCCAAGCCCGGAGAGGCGGCCAGCCCCCCAGGAGTTCCTGCACTAAAGGACTCCTTTCCTATGGATTGGTCTACATTCCTGCGCCATTTGTGGCGCTGCGTATGTCGGTGCGCGAAGGTGATCAGTGTCTGCCGGTTCATCAGCTGGCTGTGGGATCGCTGGAACGACATCGATCAGTAAGTACTACGAACCCCGCCACCTGGTGGGGTTTTTTTTACCCAACTAAAAACCCATGGCAACACTGCGGCGCTCTCGGGTCATGCGGCCTGCACGATCCGGGCGGCTCCGGCGCTGCTGGTGGCAGCGTGAACACTAATGTGGTGATGAGCGTTGGCAGCAGCACGACCGTTGCGGCCGTTGCTGCTGGCCGCACGGGTGATGCGAGCCAGGGCTTCCGGCACCCGGGAGCGCATCGGGTTGCGGCTGCGGTTGCTGTTGTGATCGTTCGCCAGTGCGCAGCAGGTGACAAGGACCATGCACAGCGCGCGAGGCAGCAACACGCCCAGGACGAAGCCGCGGGCGACCATGTGGCCCGGTGTCTTGGCGCCCAGTTTGTCGCGGATTTCCAATTCAGCCAGGCGCAAGCCGGCAGCATCCAGCTGGGTGGCGCGCATGATGGCCGCTTGGTTATTGCCGTTGGCCATTGCGGCAAGAATGTCGCATTGCAGCGCGGTGAGGTTCTGGCCGGGAACGGCGATCACGTCATCAGTGTTCAGGTGCATCACGCTTCTTCCTTGAGCGGGGTGTTACAGGCTGTTGTTGATTCGAATGCTGCTGACGGCCA